GTCTATATGTTATAACGTGTTCCCTACGATGCGGTCCTTCCGGTCGCTCAGCTCCGTCAGCATATCGTTCTCCGCGCTGGTAATGGCCTCGTGCTCGATCAACCGCGTGGCCAGATATGCTATCACCTTGGATTGGCTTTCAATGAGTTCGACAAGCTGAAAATACAGTTCAGCGTCCATCTTCATCACCCTTCCTGTGCAGCACAAAGTTTTCAAGCACCTTGTCCCGCAGCGCGTCATTGTTGCAATGCGACATCATTCCGAGATAGGACACGATCACGTTCTTGCAGTAGTCGTAGTCCAGGACGCCTTCCGCGTACCCGTCCATGACCTGGGCCAGGTGGCGCTTCATGGAGAGCGCCGTACTTCGTCGCAGCTCGATCTTCTCCGCCGTGATCTTCCGGCCCACAAACTCCACCGGGACGCTGGCGGGAATCACCGCCGTCTTTTGATTCAGCTGCAAGCCGAACTCGTTGCGGAGGAGCTTATCGACTTCGTGCACGACCTCCCAGGCCTGCTTCTTCCCCGGCACGATGGGCAGCATATCGTCCATGTACCGAGCATAAAGGGGGACGCGCAACTTCCGCTTGATGAAATGGTCAATGGGTGTCAGCACCACGTTGGCCGTCATCTGCGACACCAGGCTGCCTACCTGCATCCCGATTCCCGGGATGCGCTCGGCCGTCCGCACATCCTTACAGCCTACCGGCAGACCAAAGGCCCGCCCGTCGCACTTGATCGCGGTCTCCAGGAACCACATCATTTGCGGGTCGTCCAGTGGCCGCCCCAGCTCCCGGAGCTGGACCTCATAGGGAATCCGAAAGAAGAACTTGGCTATATCCAGCTTGCAGATGTACCAATTCTCATTCCGTACCTCCCGGAGCCACCGCTGCACGGTTTTCACCGCCGCCTCGGTACCGCGTCCTGGAACGCTGCCGTAGTTGTGCTCATACATGGACCGAAAGTAGATCGGCCAGAGTGTGAGATACGCTGCGCAGTTGATCACCCGGTCATTGAACGGCAGCGAATGGATCAGCCGCACCTTCGGATAGAGCTCGAAGAAGTCCCGGGGCTCCCCGGTGGTGTAGGTGCCATCCCGAAGCCGTTCCACATCCCGGATGATGTTTTCCTCGAGGTGGGCGGAATAATCCAGCACCACAGACCGGAACCGCTTATTCCGGCGGGCCAGTCTGTACCCGTCATGCACTCGCTCGAAGGTTGCAAACTCCTTGAAAACGTGCCTGTGCTTTTTCATTCCGACCACCTTAAAGGCTCTCCCTGCAGACGCCGTACCGTGAAGCCGGAACGTCGGCTGGGGTCGCTGCGTTTATCGGCCATGAAAGACCGGAGGAATGTGCTCCTTAATCACCTCTGTACTGTCTGCACCCCCGTGAGGGAGCAGCATCTGACGTGGAGGTTAAGCGGCGCGGAAGCCGATGTTCGTGTTCGTGTTCGAGCGGGCGTTGTTGCCGTTCGCGTAGAACACGCCAGCGTTGGCGCCATTGTTCCAATTGCCGCCGCAGTTGAAGGACCGCAAGATGACAGCACACCCCTCAGATCAAGCGTTGGGGCTGCTGACGGAATGCAGCCACCCGCCGATCATCTTTCCGATCTCCACCAGCTTGCCGGACCATACCTCGTATTGGTGCATCGAGAGCAGCTTCATATTACAGGCCAGCCGGACATAGGCTTGCAATTCGGCGTTGGTCGAATCGAGGTCCCGGAGCGTACTCTTTTTGATGTACGCCTTTTCGACGTCGATGACCAGCCGCAGCTCTCGGTTCATGCAGGATCGTATGTCCTGCGCCAGTGAAAACCGTTCTGACTTCGGGAAGTTGCGGATAGCCTGATACCCATATTCCATCATGTCGAGGATCTTCTGTTGGGTTTTCGAGGCTTTGTAATCCATGTTCTCCTCCCTTGAAGTCATTATAGCGTTGCGAAATTGCAACGCCGCTTTTTGGTGCAAAATAACGGAATACGTTATAATTCCAGATTTTTTTGGTCGCCGCCCTTCGGGCGGAGGGGACCAGCCCCCGGCTCCCGCCGGGGGCATCAGGTTTCAGCTGCTCAGGATGGCAGGACACAGTAAGCGGCGCGGAAGCCGAGGGTCGTGTTCGCGTTCGAGCGGGCGTAGTAGCCGTACGCGAAGAACACGCCAGCGTAGGCGCCAAGGTTCCAATTGCCGCCGCAGAAGAAGGACCGCTCCGCCTCGTAGCTGTTGGCGTAAAAACGATCAGACTGATATGCGCCAGCGCTGCTGTCGTACTTGAGAAAGCCGAGCGCCTGGAGGAGCAGCGTTGCATCAGTTCCGATAGAACTGTCCGCGACAATGCTCTCAAAGGCACAATCTTTATAGGTGGTCGTGCCATCCGAGGTGTTGGAATCGGTGAGCTTCCAGTGATCGGTGTCCCAGCGCAGCTTCACGCTGCCGGAAGTCGTTCCGGAGCCGTCCGGGGTGATCAGAGTACCGTCACTCGCATTGATCGCTTTCCACAGGGTAGAGGCGGCGGTCTGGGGGGTTTCACGGTCCGCAGCGTTGTTATTGGCCAGCACCTGAATTTCACCGTACACGGTACGGATGCCGCCAATCCACTCGCTCACGTTGCCGTTCAGGTCCCAAATACCGGAGGGCGTACCGTCATGGCTCCAGGTCAGATGGCCGGTGCCGGTGGCCACGCGGTTGGTCTGGCCGCTACTTTTGGTCGTCGGAATCGCCTTATAGGTGGTCTCGGTGGAGTCTTTGCCGTAGTTATTGTTGCCTTTGGGCATCGAACCGTTTGCCTTGCACCACAGCGCCAGGGCCATCCACTCCATGCGGGTCATCAGGTGCCAGCCAGCGCCTTTGTCTGTGCACGCTTTCAGCGCGTTGTCAAAGTTGATGTTGGCGGCGGGGTCCTGGCCGGGCAGAGAATAGGCGCGGCCGTTCTGCACGATGTTCTGATACTTGGAGATATAGATCGCGTCAACCTCCTGGCCATTCACGATGAACGCCGGGAAGGTGGCGGTGCTCGAACCGAGGCCCAGCTCCGCATAGGTCATCTTGGGGATCTTCACCATGACAGAGGGCAGGCCCTTGTCATCGTACAGGATTTCATTGTTGGGGCATACGGCTTTCAAAGCCAGGTTGGAAAGATCGAAATTCGCAGCCATGATTCATTCCTCCTTTACTCGATGGACCACAGGGACAGCGTCACCTTGTCCATATCCAGGGGCACGGGAGTGGGCGGTTCAGGCTCCTCGCCTTCGCCCGCTTCGTGGTACTCATATTCCCGGGCGGGAACGTCGATTTCGGCCACATACGCGCGGCCGGCAGCGGTGCCGATCACAAGGCACTGGTCCTCGTCGTAGCACACGTCGATATGAACAGGCCAATCCTCCTGGCGCTTCGCCAGGTTGATGGTCAGATCATCGTCAAAGGTGATTTTCTTTCCGGTCACTTCATAGGGGATCTTAGGGCCCTGATTCTTTTCCACAACGATCATTCGATGATACCTCCAATCACGATGTAATTTACAACGGCAGACGGTGCGCTGCCGGTGTAGGCAAGTTTGAATCCGTTGACTTGCTTATCCGAAACGACGATTTCCCCGGCGTTCCCGGACACGCTGCCAAATTCGGGAATGACAGCATACTTGACGTTATCCTGCCGGTTCACAAGCGCCACGGATTCCTGGCTGTCATTGAAGGGAAATTTCTGCGTGTTGGTCAGCGTCACGCTGCCATACTCGCAGATCATCCCTTCTTCCCACAGATGCTGACGGAAAGCGTTGAGAAGCAGGGCTACGGCCAGGTTCTTGTCCATATCGACCTTGCTGATCTCCTCAGCAGAGGCGCCGGCTTCGCTTTCAGCGACCTTCTTATCCGTATACTTCTGTGCTAATTTCAGCAGAAGCAAATCCATGGGCTTATACCTCCTCCCACTCGTCCTGCGGACTCAGCATGAAGAAGTGCTGCAGGTCTTTCGTATAGGCCTTGCTGCCCGCGCTGGCCCTGATTTTGGGAGGAGAGGAAGCCTTGGGTAAATCATCCTTGTCCGATGCGCTGGTCATCAAAAACTCTTGATAGTCAGCATCGTGGCCAGGGCCTCCTCTTACGATAACTTTGATTCTCTCACCGTTCATTGGTTATACCCTCCGATCACAGCATATTGAACCGTCACGCTGGACGCGCTACCGGTGAAAGCCATCTTGAAGCCGTTGATCTGGCGGTCAGAGACTTCGATTTCGCCGGGGTTACCAGTGGCGGTGACGGTCAGAATTACCACTTCATAATTCGTGTTTTCCAGGTTGCCGCTGAGCGCCACGGATTTCAGCGAATTATTGAAGGGAAACTGCATTGTGTTTGTCAGCGTGACGCTGCCGGTCTTGGCCACCTGATGCTGTTCCAGCTCCGTGGCTCTGCCTTCCAGCGCGGTGATGCGCGGCTCGGTGACTTCCTCAACATGCCATCCCAACTGCCGCAGCGCGTTGATCAGCAGGTAAACAGCAGCGTGAGCGTCATAGATGCCGCCCTCCAGATTGTTGAAATGCGCGGCATCCTGCGGAGTGCCCTCCACGTACACGTCGCCGCGCACTTTGTTATGGGTGATCGTACCGTCCCCGTTCGGAACCTCTTGAAATCGGTTTTCGTACTGGTCGGATTCATCCACCCATACGGTAATCGGATACATAGATCAGTTCACCTCGCTTTCTGTTATGTTGAATTCAAACCATTGCAGCAGATGGGTCGTAGCCGTTTCCATGACCACGTTGACCGTTTTCGTCGCCCAAACTGACCTTTCACTGTTGAGCAAACGCACCTCTGAAATGGTGCAGGGGGACCCATGAGCGATTTGGCATTGTATCCGTACCACTCCGGCGCTGGTAATATCCGCGCTCACGATCGGCGCGTCATACCAGGTCGTGCCCACACGGTACTGCGCCCTGGCAATCCGACGCTTGATGAAGTTCCTGAAATCGGTAAAAGCTGCCGATTGAAGCATGTCATCACCTCCTACATAAGTGAATTGAGAGAAGTCCCGCACGGTCTGGCCGTGTATGTGGATCCAAAAGAGGACGCCCCGACGATCAGCCCCTCGTTCTCCATCTGTCCGTGCGTTGCAACGCGGGGAATCGTGCCGCAGACGCCCACATGGTATTTCTGATCGACACTGGACGTCTGAATGACGATGCTGAAGGACACCCGCACGATCGGGATATCATCCTGCAAATGCGCCCGGGCGGGCTTATAAAAATGGACAGCGTTCAATGCACTGTCCACCATGAGCGGCTCCTGTCTGCCGGTTGCATCCAGGATGGCCCGGAAGTAGTACGGTTCGCCGTCGTACTCAAACCATTCCTCTACCGTGGAAGGTGGCCACACGTCCGTCAATGCCCGTTTCACAGCGGCGACGGTGCCCAGGTGCTTATGGATGAAGAAGTTGTCCTTAATGAGCGCCCGCTTGGTTGTAAGGCTGTAATTGTAGTCGTACCAATCCACCTTGAAATCCTTTGCCAGAATATCCAGCAATTCTTCCGGTAGCTCGTCAATACAGGCATAAATCCTGGGAAGGCCAACCTTCGCCCACAGGCGGGTGAGTGCTTCCGCTGCCGTTTCGCCCAGGCTGTGCATCCCGAGGTCGTTATCAAGAACCGAGGGCAGCACCCGCATGAGCGTTTCCTTGGTTACGCTACTCATCCTCATACCCCCCGTTCGTCAGCGTGATCGTGCCGACCTGGGCGAGCTGCGGTACGAAGTATTCGGCGGGGTCACCCTCGTCGGCGTTCCCGTCCCGTAGCACGGTATAGGTGGGTGAGATCAGCACCACCCGCTTGACGCCGGTTTCCATGATCAGTTGGATCAGCTTGGATGGGTTGATGTCCCGCCCCAGCTTTCCACACTGCCACGCCACATACTCTGCCACGGCTTCTTCGATGGTTTCCTGGGTGGCCGCAAGGCTGTCACTGGCATCTCTAGACAGGTAATAGGTGAGGCTGATGTTATAGGTGACAGTATCAGGATCGTCAACAACGACGTGATCCGTGAGCGGGCGCACCTCGTCAGCGCTGCACGCTGCCAGGATCGCGGCTTTGACCTCGGCTCCGGCTGGTGTTCCATCATCCATCAGGGCATAGATGTTGACCGTTCCCGCCGTGGGCGAATTGACCAGCACATCGGCAATCTCGGTGGACACGGATTTGGCAAAATACTGATAAGCACCGGTGGGCCCTGCAGACGTATAGGCGTCCTGGGATGCTACCAGCATTTCATAGAACTCCTCATCATCCGGCACGTTACTGCCACCGTCCGATTCATCGGTGTTGGTGCAGGATTCGTAATAGGCGAAGGGGTCCACGCACGTTGTCAGCGTACCAACAGCGAAGCCGTTGCCAACCGTCCCTGTTTCTGCACAGGTGGCGTGGACGGAAACGGTGAGCTCACCAGCTGGGACCAGGGCATCTTCGTCAGTGATGAATATCACGTTGCCGTTCTCTGCGGACACGCGCGTGCCGGCAGGGACCAGGACAGCTTCTTCCTGCTCCTCGGAAATGGTGAACTGCATTTGAACACCGGCGGCGGTGGCGGAAGGCCGTGTCTGCTCATAGAATAGCTGGCCCAGCGCATCCAAATCCTCCCCCTCTGCACGGGAGGGGAGGTTGGCGTTTCCGGCCCGGTTTATATTGGCATTCCCCAAAACAAGCACGCTGGCCACCCATTGAATGAACAGGCGGGCTGGTCCGGGGATCGTCGTTTCCCCGGTAATGGCTGTGTACATGGCAGCCACGTCGTTTTCGATCTCGCTGGCGTCGGTGCTGACGAATTCATAATCTGCATTTTCTCTACTCAAGGAATATCACCTCCACGATAGGAAAAAGATGACCCGGTTGATCCGGGTCAAGGGAGAACTCAACGCTTTGCACCTGTGCCCTTGGCTCGTGCCGACTAATGGCGTCAGCGATCGCTGCGGCAAAGGTGGACCTGGCTACCGGCATCGGCTGGTGTAGGTAGCTGTTGTCCAGGCCATAATCACGGAAATGCGGCACGGAGCCGATGACGGTGTTGAGGATGCAATAGATGTTCTGAACGATATCCTGCTCCCTCGTTTCCGGGAACAGGGTCAGGGGCATGCCCGATTTGGTGTCAATGGTTCTCCGCATATCATCACTCCATTCCAAGCAGCGTAACGTTCACTTTGCTTTGCAGCACTTTACCGTCCCCGTGCATATACTGGATTTCATCGGACATACTTTGCAGGACCCATTTCCCGTATATGTCCGTGCCAAGGGCCAGCGAATAGGCCTTTTTGTCTGTCAGCATCTTCCGCAGCTTCTCCACTTCGGTTTTGGGGTTGACCCCAAGGAAAGCGGAGATAGTCATTTCAAAGGTCATCTTCTCGGCATCGAAGCTGGTGAATTCCAGAACGGCCCGCTTGCCGTGGACCTTGTGCTGGGAATAATTCGCGGTCGTCGTGCGCTTCATGCTCTTGAAGGTTTCGACGACCGCGGCCGACGCCTGAAAAGTGACCTGACCAAAGGAGCCGATCATTGGATCACCCCCAGAATATAGCCGTCCGAATTGAATCCGTAGGCCATCAGCACCAGCACCTTATCGTTCACCCTCGGGAACCAGTCCGTAACCGAAGCAGATACGTTGTGGCTGTGTCCGCCGTCGCTGCTGACCGCCCCGCC